GGCACGTTTTACGCTCCGGGTGAACCGAATACTGCGCGTGGGTCGCTGAAGCCAAAGCTGTAGCGTTCACGAGCTTTAAAGCGCATGTTGCCTGTGTCGAAGTCGGCTTCCATGTTTGTAGACAATGGAGTCCGTTCGAAATGTACGAAACCACGAGGTGCGTCCGTCATGATGAAAAACGCATCAGGGTCCGTCAGGAAGTCGTTGACCGCATAGCCGTCAGGCAACATTCCCATCGAACGAATCGCGTTCGTATCATTGTCCGCAGTTCCAACCCGAAGGTTAGATACCATCAAGCGTTCTGCAATAAATTGCAGTTGACGCGGGATGAGCAGTTTCGTGCCACGAAGTGCCACCTTCAAACCACGCTCGTCAACAAAACCTGCGATATTGATAAGGGCATCTTCAAGAGATGTCTCGTTCAAATCCGCAGCTACTGCTGGTTCGTTAGCAAACGTACCACCATTGGTTAACGGGTGATCTGTTGCACAAAGCGCAACGCCGTCGCCGCCAGCAGATGCGCCAGCAGTAAATGCGTTGTTAAGAACCGCAGCGGCCTTAACTTGCTTTGTGTGTGCCATTGAACGAGCCAACGCACGAGTATAACGCGAACCCAGACGATCATACAGATTGTCTTCGACAGCTTCCTCAGTAATAGAGAATGCCAACGCGATAGTTTCGTGGTTGTAACGAGCAGTGTAAGCTTCGTTAGCGTCGTCAAAGTTTACAGCAGAACCTTCCGATTTGGTTGGTGCCGCTCCGAACCCACTCAACATAACTTCCTCTTCGAATGCTCGATCAGAAGATTCTGTTGTGTAGATCTCCGCGTGTTGGTTTTCGTACCGATTGTACTCCATACCAAACAGCGCGTTGAGGCCCGGTTCTAGCTCTTTCGCTAGTTGTGCGCGAGAAATAGCCATTCTTTAGACCTCCTTAAACGCCAGTAGTCGATGGAGTACCAGCAACAATCGCACCATTGGCGGAGTTAAAGCTGTTATTCAATCGAACAATTACAGGGATACCAGCCGCAGTAAAGTCTGCATTTTCTGGGTCATCTTGAATGCCCATAATACGCAGTTGCAATGCCGCAGTGGTGGCGATTGTGCTGACACCCAACTTAGCAGATGAGATACCTGTGGTTGAAGAACCAGAAGCACCCGCCGAAAAGTTTGCGTTTGCGAACACATGGCCCTGCGCAGTTGCTTCGCTAGTCAGTGAAGCGTCTGAGCAGATAACATATGTCTGCATTGGGTTGTCATAAACAAAGGCTTTGACGGGATGATTAGAATCCGCGCCAGAACCAGGCCAGCTATTTGAGAAAATAGTCTCACCAGTGGTGGACGATACATATTCGCATCCCCAGAACACACCAAGTAGACCTACCGTTCCACCAGTAGCCGCGCCAACAATATCAATAAAGCCTGTTGACAGCGGTTTTACGGGTGAACCTTGGTAAATCGCGTTAGTGTTTCCAGAGGCGATACGATACTCGGTCGCACCAGTGGTGTTTGTAGCCTGACCGACTACACCAATCGGACGAAGTCCGAAAGCACCGTTACTGTTTGCCATTTTAGCAATCCTCTTTCAGTTAATCGGAATCTCTACGAGAGCCTCCGAATGATACACGACTTTGCCGACTGTTCGTTATCGGCATAGAAGGATGTTGTTCCTTCATAAGGTCCTGATCTACAGCAGTCATTTGTTCGCGGGTTCTGCCCCCGTAATATGCAGTTCTTTCTGCTACTGTTTCAACAGGTATACGGCACAGCATCAGTCCGCCTTGTCCTATTACACCCTCATACCGACCATCGTCGATAACAGGCGCTTCATAGTTTGGATATTCGTCTTTCCGGACAGGTTCCCATCCTTCACGCAGCTTGGCGTTGACATTCATTTTGTCTTCCTCACCACGCATTGCAACTCGTATCCAACGATGCACAAAGCCCTCTGGGGCATCAGGTGCTGCAAGGTGACTGGGCGGAGCCCATGGTTTTCTGCGCGTTTCTGTTTCGCGTGTTGCGCCTGAGCGCGGTTTTCTGTCAGCCATAATATTAATCCTTCACAAACTTTGCATATTCTTCAAGCGGTACATTAAGACGTTTCGCCATCGCTATTTGTGACGGTGATAGTTTAACCGACCTGCGCCCGGATTTAGTAGTGCTGCGAGATGCTGAAGCGCCAGCCGAGGCGACCTGTGCTCCACTCGATTTCTTCTTCGTCTCAAACTTGTGCGGAAACTCCGCGCGAATGCGACGATCAACTTCAGTATAGTACTCATCGC